TCTCCAAAAGCAACCTCCCCAGCTAGGCCGACCAATTCGTAATCTTTGGAGAGGGGTCTAGAAGAAGCGTGGTTTTTATGAATCTCGTGCCTCCTTCGGGCTACCGATTTTATGTCTTTCATGGTTTAATCCCTATAGCCCGGAATACCACCACCCCCTCTCCCACATCCCTCTATGTCACAGTTAGGCCAGTTAGGACAGCTAAGATGGTAAATTCTCATCCTTTCTTTCCGCTCCTCCTTGGTTTCATTTTTATAGCAATCCCAGTAATCATGAGGAACCCCGTTCCATTTCCGTTTCTTTTTCTCACTCACAGTATCTCACACTTGTCTCCGGTACAAGCGAGTTCCTGACTTCCAACCGTGTTGTCGTCATATTCCACTACTGATTCCCAGTCGATGGGTTTCGTTCTGGGAAACGTGGAATACTCTTCTTTAGTTATCTCCTCGTAAGGAGCAACCTCGTAGCTGTGGCTGTCGTCTGCCCTTGGTAGGAAGCTTACGCCACTGACTATATCAAAGTTCCTGTAGCACCAAGCACCCACCTCTAGCCACTCATCCTCACCCACATAGATGGTGACGCTGGGCTTATGCTCACACCAATGGAGAGCGAACTTCTTCCATATCTCAAGATGCTGGATAGCGGTTACCTCGTGTCTGGTGCGTGACTTCGCAGGAGCCTTCATAGGGAACGAGAAGACTATAGCCTCCTTGTTGTATGGGTCATCCTCATAACGGACACCTGCGTCAATCAGGGCTTGATTCAGAGGGTCTTTTCTGTCCTGTCTGATGCGCCTGATATAGTGTTTGGAGTACGAGGGATGTAGGCCTGATCCGGCTACCCCTGTAAGCTGACTGACAGTACCAGACGGTTTTATACAGGTGATGGCAGCAGATGGATTAATGCCCATCTTCTTGGCCCAGATATTGTTCATGGTAATAGCCGACCCTCTCCATGCCTCAAGCTGAGTGGGTGTGGCATTCAAGACCACAGGGCAATCAAACACTCCGGTAAAGCTGACACCTAGTAACCTCTCTTCCTCTGCGTTCTTTCTCCAGATTGGTCTGACATATCTGAAGTCGGTGAGAGCAGACTGGATAGTACCAAGGATGGTAGCTAACCCTATCTTACGAGACACATCATCAATCGTGTCGGTTGGGCGTAGCACCACCTCTGAAAGGTTGCACGTTTCTGAACTGCGCAAACAAATTTCACTGCATGGGTTACAACCAAATTCATGGTCCTTGTCTCTCCTCTCAGGCATGAGTTTCTTAACAGCCTCTCTGTTAAATATGCCTCTCTCTCCACTATGCGATTCATAAAGGGAGAGCCACTCACGCATAAAGATTCCCATGTCGGGCTTCTCTGTATAACACACACTGTTATTTGACAAGGCTCTCTGCGGGTTCTCCAGCCACCACTGCCCTGTCTTTGCGTGTCTCATCCTTTCATCAGTCAGGTTGCTCAGGCTTATCTCTGCTGCTCTCCTGACCCCGCCTACAACTACACTCTCTCCGTTCCAGCACATAAGGTCGTGACATTCTATACTGTTTAGTCGTCTACCTTTAGCATTCTGGAACGTGTGTATATAGTGTCCAAACAATCTTTCCAGAGGATCAGGCCCGGACGCTCTGCCACCAAATGTCTTGAGCCTCGCCCCGGAAGGGCGAATCCTACTATAGTCTGCCTTGGGAATCATTCCCTGATAGAGGAGGCTGACCAGTTCCCTTAAGCCTTTAGCCCACCCTATCTTGCTATCAGAAACAACGATGGTTGTATCTGACTCATGGAATTCATCAGCGATTTCCGGAAGACGGTTAATGAATTGTCTTTCCACGCTGAACCCAACACCAGTTCCGCATAGGAGGACATAAAGGGATTCATCAAACGATCTTATATGGTCGACAGCAAGGTAAGCACAGTTGTACCCTGCCATGTTGTCTCTAGTCAGAGCGCCTGTTCCGGGATCAGGGTCAGCGGTCATGAACGCCCTCATAGAGGGCATCACTTCCATGTCAAGGATTGCCTGTTTAACTTCCTTGGGAAAGTCGCCAGCGGTATAGCCAGCTAATATCCACTCCATATAGTTTGTGTAACGATCAACTGTTTCGTTCCATGACTCCCTGCGTCCCTCAGAATCTAGGTAACGTGCGTATCTGCTCTTGTGGATTATGCCTTGGTATTCAGCTATCATTTTTTTGCCTTTTCCCATTTGTCATGAGTGTACCATTTCCATTCGCCAGTACCATCTATGCACCAGAATCCCTGTTTAGAATCATTCTGAACAAAATCCAAAACCTTTACCTCACCTGTTTCTTTTTCCTTTAGTTTTATTTTTGGCCTTTTTTTGTTCACGTTCTTTTAAATTCCTTTCGTTAGCCCAGTCGGAGAATTCGTGGAGGGACATTCCAGAGTGTTTCCGGAACCATTCCCCCCACGTTATCCCCCTCGTTGGTGTTGGCTTATGCCGTTTAGTCCATACTTCTTTGGCTAGACAATAGACCCTTGAAATCTGCTCGTCATCATCCTGCCAAGTATAGACCGCTTTAGAATGGGAGCGAGTCATCCTCTTCCGAGGGAGACGCACCACCATTCATACTGGAACCCATTTGCATCATACCGGCTATGATACTGGTTCCATGACGCTCGTTACCTTCCTTGTCAGTGTACTTGCTGTAGGAGATACGTCCTTCCACATAAAGTTGCTGGCCTTTGGTAACGTACTCATTCACAGTGTCAGCTAGTTTACCAAAAAAGGTGACCTTGTGCCAGTCAACTTTTTCGTTATCACCATAGCCACTGTTGGTTGCAAGAGAGACGTTACATACTGTATCCCCCTTGGCTGTCTCTCTAACGATGGGGTCTGCCCCAACTCTTCCAACTAAAATTGCTTTGTTCACGTTCATATAATATGCCACTCAGGGTTGTACTTCTTGGTAAGTTTCCACAAAGAGAGAGCGCTATTGAACATTTCCCTAAAGCGGGGAATGTCCTCGTGCTCCCATTCAAGAACACTATGGCCTTCGCCAACGTCTATGAATAAGTTAAGGAGTCGTCTGGAACCTGTCAATCCGTTGACAGGTATCCCTTGGTCATACGCAGCCAACTGGACTCCGTGATCATCGTACACCATTTTTTTAACATTAGGATTGTCTGGGAATTCTTTTGTCTTGAAGTCCACCATCCACTGATCACTGCATAAATCAGTCTTCCCCCCATAACCGCTGGGATGGGAGAAAGACTTTTCAGCTTCCCATTCTTGAGGGCCACACACCTCGTCCAGCTTTCTCTGGACGTTCTGACACAACTCTCTGTATTGATCCCCAATGTCAACTCCCTTGAAGTAGAGTTCCAGATGGTCATGGATGACGGTTCCTCGGCCCATAACTTGCTGTTGTTTCTTACCGAACTCGCTCCGGGCTAATTTCTCTACGTCCTCGAAAGACAATATACCAGTTGAGTTTGCTCTCAATTTTATCTGTTCGTGGAACGCTTTCATCAGTTCCGTTTGAGTCCACTTGTTCAGCAGGTGTCGGTTGACTATTTCCCCCCATATTGTAGACACGGACGGAACCCATCCGAATTTTCTAGCGTCTCTCAGGGTGGAGGGTCTTTTCCCATTCTTCCCGGATACCTCATATCGAGGGCTTCCTTCTTTGTCATACCAATGACTCATAATTATTTCTCAGCGTTATTGTAATCGGTAATCCACTTTTCATCACTGTCTTTATTAGAATGCTGTTTGGCTACCAGTTTATCATAACCTTCTGGTGTGGCCCACGGGGCAAAGACTCCATTCTTAATGGCTGCGTCATTATAGAGATACGCTCCGATTCCAAGCAATACTGCCGAGCGCTTTAATGCGTCAGAGATCGCGCCTTTTTCTTTCTCAACGCCTGTATCGCCAGCACCGTCTGACTTGGTAATCCACTCACTATTAATCCGCACACTCAACTCACACATTACTCGCCCGGATGGGGTCTCATGGTATTTAGTTTGCCAATTAGCAATTCCAAATACCTCATCTAGTCGCTTCATTACATGTCGCGCATCAATGTGGTAAAGCTTTTTACCTCCCGGTCCGGGCCGATCTTTAATATCTTTCTGGTCGAAGGGTCTTTTAAGCGCAACCGTCATCTTGCGTGTGTCGTCTTTCTCGCAAAGTATTTGCATTCTAATTTCCCTCATTTTTTGAGCGTCTAGTTCTTTCATATCTTGTGTCTGGTCCCTTTGCCATTGTTCTTGCTCTAG